AATGAAACTGAATCCAATCGGGCCAATCGAAATAAGGTTGGTTTGCATCGATAGTGATATTCATGGCTGAATCCTCTGTGGCATTTGAAATCCTCTGGGCATTGCTGACAAAGCTGCCTGCAGATCGGGTTTGGCTTTGCCGTTGGTTTGAAAGTTTCTTGGTTGGGCTGGCCTATCATTCTGCCTAGTCACCCATCCAATCAAGAATGCTGGCATTCCTCTTGCTGTTTTTTGCTTGATCGGGTTGGCAATGGTCCAAAGCCTTGCCTGTTTAATCCAATCCAAAACAGGGTCATTTTTAAAGGTATGCTGAATCTCATGAAATAGCCCCATGGGTAGTACCCATTCTGCAGGGGTTCCTTTGGTGGGAAATATGATTGGGGGTTGGTAAAAATCTTGGGTTTTCGGCTTGGGGCTGGGAACCAGCTCCGAGCATACTTCTTTCTCTAACTCTATCTCTACTTCTTTCTCTCTCTCTTTCTCTATCTCTATCTCTATCTCTAGGCTACGCTGAACTTTTTCCTGTGTAGCAACTTGCGCCAACGGTGTAGCAACTTGCTCCACAGACTTTGTTCGCTTACTTCTGTTGCAAGATCTGCACAGAACTTGAAGGTTTTCAGGTTCAGAATCTCCACCTTTTGAGACTGGAACAATGTGATCTATTTCAAGGTTTTCAGATGACCCACAGAACACACAATCAACATCCCTAAGCATGATCAAATTCTTTGTAACCTGGTCAACATACCTATCCCCAAATCCGGCCTTTTCTCTGATTTCTTTGCTAGTAGTTTTCTTTGCTCTAGGATCCTTTTCTGTCTCGATTAAAAATCCGTATTTGCACAGTTCAACCATAGACTTTTCAAGGTCTGTAACTTTAACTCTTAGCCTAAAAGCTAATGTGTCAAGGTCTGGTAAATCACCGTCATACTCTGACCCTATCAGCCAGATCATTATTAGATTCTTAGCGGCCATGCCAGAAAGCGCAGCAAAGTCTATTGAATCCAAAACATCTCGATAGAGCTTAATCCAAAGTGGTTTGCGATCTTTGTAGTGTTGAAAATTCTGCCAGTTCTTTATTTGATAAGCCATTTATTCCTCCTTTAGTTATGGGTGGGGTAATTCCCCCACCCTGTGATAAAAACCCCATTGCAAAGTTCAACCGGCCGTGTCTCACTCCCGGGTAGGATGAGATGGCCCAGTGCAATGGGATTACTCCTTTAAACTGTTGGCTATCGCCAGATAAGCTGCTGCATCTTCCAAACTGTCTTGATGATGCCCTTTAGAAAGTCGCGCAATTTTAAGCTGACACATCATGATTGCCACATCGTATGGGGTTACTTCTGATCCAAGATACTCGGACCAATAAAGAGCAATCTTGGTAAAGCTGACTACTGGTGGTTCATACTCAGCAGCTCGCTCTCTTATCAGGTCATAGCAGCGTTCAAAGAATGCTGAAATGTTTTCATGTTCATCTGGTGGTAGATGTGGGATGGGTTCAAAGGTCATGAATTAACACTCTTGGTTGATTGTTTGGATTAATTGGATCTTTTGGATATTTAAGCTGGTGTAAGATTATTTAATTGAATGTGTTTATTCTAATTTAACGGCTATTTGTGGTTTTTCGTCAAAATCAAACCATTCTCCAGCTAGCAAATATTTTTTGCAGGCAAGTATAAAGTCAGTTTCGCATTTTTCCGCATACCATCTATTCCTTGCTGTAAATGTCCTAATAAGTTTTAAACTCGCAAAAGGAATAGTGCTTTTATGCGCTTTAAACCTTTGAATAACATCTGATGAAATTCCAACTTTATAAAGTGTTTTTCCTAATATATTTGCTTCAAACAAGTAAACTGAACATTCTATATCCCTTGAACATGCTACATCCCTTACAAAAAAACCTTCTGGCAATTGCCCATTATTATTTTCAACACATTGAATCCAAGTATTTTCTAAAGTTCCTTGCCATTCATAAAAAGGTTTCAAAAAACCTTCTTTTTCCATAAGTAAGGCATGACTGCTTTTGTCACTCATACAACCATTCTCCTTTCCCTAACAAACTTTGTTTCATTCAGTCGTGTGTGTTTTCAATATCAGGCTGGCTAGTTCTTGCAACAAGCAAGGTGTGTTACTAAGGCACTCTCATATGCCATAACCAGCCTGATAAGCTCATGAATAAGATTGCTGTCAGTGGGTGGGTGCTGACAGCCCCATCAAGGTATCTCAGGGGCAATGATAACCCTGCCACCCCTAATGGGTGGTCGTTAGAAAGGCAATTCATCTTCTGATGCTGCTGGCTGGATACTCTCGGAACTCAAGGCCATCAAAACAATGTTCTTGTAGTTCCCATTGGTATCTTTCCTAAAGCTTAAGGTTTTGCCACTCATCTTTAAACCAGCCTTAGCCATCTCAGATAGGTAGGGTCTGTCAAAGTTTGGGCCCCAGGAAGGAACATCAAAACCAATCTTCTGAAGATCAAGCAGGCACCTTTTAAAGTTGGCATCAGACTTGAGCCAATAGCTGATTTGCACAGACTCCCCTTCAACAGTCAGATCAAGTTCAAAGATCTTTTGTTTACCACTGGCAGTCTCTAAGGACTTAACTTCCTTGATCCATGCCTTTTTAACTAATCCAAGGTAAGTACCATCAGCTAAATCAGTAGCTTTGGTAGACTTAAAATTAGAATCTAGATCCACTTGTTTTTCAAAGTCAGGTTCGCCAGATACAGTCATAACTATTTAATCCTTAAGTGTTCGCCTCTGGGCAGAAGTGTAACTCCATTAAGAGAGGTGCCCATTTTCAAAGCCTCCCTAATGGTTTCCATATTGGGTTTAATCTCGACCTTTTGAAATTCTGCTGGCAGAAGCTCAGGTAGGATGTTGACCTCTATTGGCTGATTGCCACCATTAGCGCAGATAGACAGATTGAAGTTGTTAGTCTTAAGCTTGTTGATCTTCTGCAAGCCAAAGAAGAACATTAACCTGCCCTTCATTGCCTTGACTGTATTACCATCCTGATCAGCCAGCTTTCGGATCCGGTCAGACTCTTCTTTCCTTGCAGCTTGGGTTAGTTCAAGCTCTCTGATAATCCTGCAGTAAGCTTCAACCTTATCTTCAATCTTGCCTTCAAGCTCCTGAAGCAATTCATCCAGGACTGAATCCAGTTCACCTTCAACGGCTGAATCCTTTTCAATCCAGAATTCCAGAATCTTTGCGCCAGAAGCTAGGTCTAGGATGCTCATTATTTAGCCCCCAGTTTCTTAGCTATGGTTGCCTGTGCTTCAATCTTCTGCGCTTCAACCAACTGATCCACTGTCTCAACCTTGTAATGGGTCAGCATCTTTTTCATGGTGCCAGGGAAAGCATGCTCAACAGCCCTGCAAGCATCTTGGAATGTTTCCATGGGCTTATGCTCATCGATCACCACTGGTGCTGCCAGAGCTGCGACAGCAGGTCTGCTAGGCTGAGCTTGAATTTGGGATTCCACTTCCGTTTCATCCAACCACCCAAGACCGCAGATAGATAAAGTGACGCGCCTCTTAGCTTTAGTCTCAGCGCACATTATTTTGTTGCTGCGGGCTTCACCCATCAAACCTTTAAGGGAAACCACCCCACAGGATTCATCCGTTCGCCCTGTCATGTCCTCAGCCCTGGCTGTTACTGTGTAGATATCTTCCACTAGTTCCCTAGATAGGATCTGGATGCTAACCCCATGAAGTTTCCGTAACTGATCAGAACAAGCCCTAGTTGCGTAGAGCTTGAGTTTCCCGCCCAGTGGGATGAACTCAAAGGGCTGGGTGTGTGGGTTCAGGCCAAGACTTTCACACACCCTAAGGTAATAGGCACTGCGTTGGTCTTCACTGAGGGTAGATAGATCACCCTGAATTAGGACTGCATCCGTTTTGATAGCTACTGAAACAGTAGGCTTTTCCATGTTATTTTTTGTCTTCAAAGCTGTCATTTAACATTTCCTTGCGAAAGATTTTAAAGTTTCTTGGTCCCTCAAAAACCATTTGATAGGATCCATCCACTGCTCTTTTAAGGGTGACTACCAGAATTTGGTTAGGATCACTCTCATCCCAGATCATTACCGATTCATTCACTTTTCGTTCTAATACCAGTGGCATCCTTGCTACTCCTTTTCTTTTGGTTCATCGTCATGTAAAACCGCCATGTATTCAGCCAGGACTTCTAGATGTCGTTTCACTCTCCCTTCAATGTGCTTTTGTTGTCGTTTGGTATTCTCAGGGTGTAGCTGGGAACTGAAGTCCAAGACCTTACTCATCTGATCCAGTAACAGGTTCGCCATTTGTTTTGTCATCCTTGCCATGTGTTCCTCCTATAAACTTATCCTATCCGAATAGTTTACAGTTGTCTGTCTGACACCTGCCAGACATCTGCTAGCGTGTGTCAGACATGGCTATCTATTTATGCGGTAGCCACCCTTAGCTCGAATGATGATCATCCGTTCTGTCATGGATGACAGGGTTGCTCTAAGTGTGGAGTTATTTTGAATGTCCATGAGATTAGCAATTTCTTGGGCAGATATGAGTTCTCTTTTGACGCACTTAATCACAAGCAATTCAAGCTCGGTGAAAAACCGCCAGTGCTTGGGTCGCTTATTTTTTTTGCGAGCAGGTGGGGTGTTATCAGGGCGGGATTCATCAGAGATAAATTTAAAACTATCTGGGGCTGACATTAGTGGAATCCTTCCAGCTAGGTTCAATCATTTGGTAAGTTGGGCAGGGGGGGGGGGCAGGGTAATTAGCCCCCTTATCCCGATATTTTCAGACTGATTGGGCATTATGGTCCTACTGGGCTTAGGGTCATTCGAGCTGATGGATAAAGTCAGGGCTTGGTATTGCTAGCCCTGCATAATGGCTGGTCATTCGTTGGTCAGTGTGTCCGAGCAAAACACGAGCAGCTTCCAAACCGTGTGCAGCTTGCACAGATCTGGCTCTGCCATTTCGTATTCCCCTGATAGTCCATTCAGGGCAAACATCAATTCCTTTGGTATGTTTCCTCATGATACATTTTTTAATCTGTCTCTGGTAGGTTAGCCGTGTAAGAAATCCCAAGCTGTTTTTCTCGGAAGGGAAGTAATAGCCAGAATCGGCAGGAATTATATGTTTTAAAATATTTATACATTTTGAGTTTAAAAATAATAATCTCTGTGAACCTCTCCACATATTCTTATGGTCCTTTAAATCCCAGACCCACATCTGATCACTGGACCTATTTATCTGATTATCATTAATCTGCACGATCTCACAGGGTCGGGCTGCGGTGTGCCAGTGAAGCTGAATGAGTTGCTGTAGATGCAATGGAAGATGTGGAAGCATAGTCTCTATGTCAGTCCAACTGACTGGTCTAGTCCTGACAGGTGCGCGACCCTGCCTAGGGTTTGGCATCCACATAGACTTGCAAGCCAAGTAGGTTGCTTGTGAAACCTTGCCTTGCTCCCAGCAGAAACCCACCCACCTAATAATTCGGTGCAGGTATTCCCTGATGGTCTTCCTAGCTAAGCCCTGAGCGATCATGTGATCTCGGAACTTCCGCAGGTGGGTTACAGCTAATTTCTTAGGATCGGGTAAACTGACACACTCAAGGAATTTTGCTTGAGCGCATCTGTGGGTGGTTAACTCTGTTGAGTTTTGTAGATAGGTCTGGAGGTAGTCCAGAAAATTACGAAACGAAATGATTACTGAGCTTTTCATAGGTGTCCATCCTAATAAGGGCAATTAAAAACCTTATCTAGGGTGGTCGCTTGGTTCGGGCCCAAGAGGTCGCAGGTTCGAATCCCGCAGAAAAGTGACCATCCTTAGATAATTAGAAGTCTATGGAATCATCCTCTTCCATGTCAAGGGTAATTCTTTTAGGTGCCCAATTATTTGATAGCACTCCCATGCGTTTCTTCATGCTTCCATCTGTTTTAAAGTAGCAATCAGGTGTTACCACTGCATCATCTGGGTGATGTATTTCCCTGAGATCCTCAAGCCTTTGTGACATCACTGCCATCTTTTCTTCTGAGCCTGGTAGAAACTCAGTAGGGGAATCTGGTAACCCAATAGGCTCCATAAATGCGTTGGTATTTCTTTCCACTCTGTGTCTGGTTTCGATCTTTAATGGTTCAGATTCTGGCCTTTGATAACAGGCAAGGCAGAGGTTTCTAGATTTGTGGGGTTTGAGTTGTCCGCATAAGAGGCATTCAATCATCCTGACTGTGGGCATAGGGGATCCTAGTGCGGATCCATCCTAAGGTCGTGTTTCAATTTTTCGATAATACCTAACACAGTCCATCCTAACATCTCTGTTATGAGAACGCCAGTTTAGCAGGTGTCCCCAAACAAAATGACAGCGACCACTACCCATGCACAGGGTAATTAGATTTTCAAAGTCTAGTTCTAGGGATTTACCTGCAGGGGTGTGGTATGGGGTGACGTGATGCACTTCTAATTTTTCGGTGCTACCACATGCAGCGCAGAATGGATTTAACTTTAGAAACTGGGTGCGGACCCCAGGCCATTTCGATGACCTAGGGATTCCAAAACATAATCGGTCTGGCTGTCTAGAATGCAGCATTGATCAGAAATTTAATCAGGACTTTCAACACGATACCCCATGGGATAACTGCAAACTTGATGGGTGAACCTTCAGGTGGGGTTTGATACTCACCCTTAATCATTTCTAAGAGGGTGATCACCTCAGCATCTGATACTGGGTAGGTGTGGTTTACTTCTGTGACTGGTTGATTCAAGGGCACTTGGGTAGCAGCATAGCCTGCCAAATTCCATGCAGCGTTGAGGGCAGTCTGCAATGGGATTGCTTTGCCCCTGAGTCTGTCGATTAGGATTCCTACACCTTCAATGGGTAGGTCTTGTGGAAATGGTAATAGCATTAGTTCTTTTTCTCCTGAGCTTCTAAGTGATCCGAAATTTTTTGTGTTAGATGAATGATCTGACTGCTTTGATCGTGTTGGGTATCTACGATCCTAGATATGCCTGCCTCTAATCGGTCAAGGAATATCAGATGCCGTTGATGGATCGGCATTAGGATGTTATTTCCTAACCATCTAGCACTATTATGTAAGCCATAACCAATGGCTATAAGGGCCACCACGGGTAGCCCTAAGCGATCAAGGATAGTTATCCAATCAAAGTTAGCCACAGCATCCACCTTTTTTGAATCGGCCTTTAATTCTGATTCGTTCACGGGTTATTTTTTTAGCGGGTGAAGTGTAAACTTCTGCACCAGATACACATGATTTGCTAAAGCGTTTGCATTCTTCACAGGAAGAATCCACTGGGGTCATCGCCAAAACTGCTGCTAAAATAAATGACATACTTACTCCTGTTAAATTAACCAATCGAGTTTCTGTACTGGAAACCCTTCAAAGTTTGACAATGAGAACACCTCACCGTCTTTGCAAATCCAGTCCATGTCCTTAGCCTGAATCCAGAAACCACCTTCTGGTTCATGGTAATTACCAGGGGATTTCCCATGGCACACACCCCATGAATTTTGAATCCAGAATATATCCTTAAGCTCGGGATGATCGACCCATGCTAAGCAGCACATCTGATGGCCCCACTGGGTCACCCTTCTATTTAGGATGACTGCAGGTGTGCCTTTAATTGGTGGTTGCATTTCCCCACCCCAGTTAGATGCACAGGTTAGCGGATACCCATTGATGAGGGCAGCCTTGGCTTCTTGCCATGATTTGATTCTGGCTGATGTTTGCAGGGTGTATTTTTTAGACTGTAATAGGAATGCTGGTTTGATTGCTGCGCCATCTGACCACTGCATTTCCGCAGCTTCCCCCCATGTCCATGCCCCATCCACCAGTTTGGGTTTGGGTACAGAAGGATCATCGGAAGGCAGGGTGCCAAATTTCATCAAGGCTTCTATCGCTGCACTGCCGAAACTACCTTCACCTCTACCACTCATGCCAGCAAGTTCGCGCGATTTGCCATAGGGCAATAACCAGAAAGGGCAGACAGGATTTTCAAGTTGGCCTAGTTGGTTAACCTCTATCGATTCAAGGCACCACAAAGCCATGCCTAGGCCATTACCTACACAACTTCCGGTCATCTGGTAGAAGGGTTTATGATCATGAATAAAGCGATAGAGCAGGGCTGAGGTGGGTTCTTTATATTTGCCCCTAATCTTGAAGGGTTCCCATCGAGCTTGGATTTGTGCGTCCAGCTCGATCTGTCCTGAGGTGCGTTCACTGGGTGGAATCCATCCTAGATTGGATGGGCCACTCATTTAGTTATTCGCTCTAGGGCTTTAGATATTTCCATAAATTTCCCACTTATCATTTTTTTTATTTTGTCATCCAGCTTTTCATCTGGATCAGTCGGGAAACCTGACAGCTCTGATTGTATCCGCACTCTTATTTCCCGCAAATCTGAAGGGCTAAGCACCCTTGCCACTGCCTCTTTGCAAATGCCTAATAACTCTCCTGCTGTCTGGACTTCCTCACCCTTCACAGTGCTGGCAAAGCTGGCATAAAGCCCAGCAAGTTTGGTAACCTTACCCTGCTTATCATCCTCACCCAATGACACATACAAGGACTTTAGTTCTCGGGTTAGTTTAGAAGTGGTTTCATCCGGTGATGGTGTTGGTTCAGGTGGATTACCAATGCAGACTGTGGTTAGTGCAGGTTTGGATGCTACATCCCCTTTGGCTGCATAGGCTAGGACTCGGTATTTACCAGGAGCATTTGCAGATACCACTGCGGTGGTGGTATCCCTGAGCAGCTCCACAGGGAAAAGGTTTAGCCCTGCATCAAGGACCACCCATTGAACAGACTTGCAGTCGGTCACACTGGGGATGGAAATGAATTGCCCTGGTTGCCCATGGATTTCCTGAGGCAGGGTAACCTGCTGGCCAACTACTAAAAAAAAAGGAATTAGTATTAGGTTCATGGTTTATACCTGTGGTTTAATGTCACTATCGAGCGCAATATAGTTTGCCCCATCGATGTTCACGATGTGGTGATGCGGTGGCAGTTTTAGTGGGTTAGATGTTTGCTGTTCGTCCATGCGCCAGCGGGTTTCCATACGGCGCATATGAATCGAAATAGTAAGGGCAAAAACCCACAGGCAAAAAATGCAAATCAAAACGGATAATGTTTGTATTTCAGTCATGGTTTATACCTGTGCGTCAAAGTGTTGTTTCAGTAATTTCTTAAGCTGTTTAATTTTCACATCTACTTCCGAGCCTTCAGGAAAGAAGTCTGCATCATTAATCGTTTTCTTTTTGTTGCGATTGATGAAGGTGACATTAAAGCCTGTGATGGTGCTGTCGCTGCTAGTGTATTCGCTAATAAGTATTTCCATGATCGTTCCTAAGTTTTAATGATGTAATTTAAGACCACAACAGGAGGAATAATAGCGTGTCGGCTATTACCACCTGCTGCCACATTGTTAATGCCGATGTTGTGGGTGTGCGCCAAGTTAGTTGTTTTGGTTTGGCCATTTGATGGATACTGAGGACCATTTAAACCTACTGCCGTGTAATTTCCACTGCCATTATAACTGCTCATATCTAGGTAATGACTGTGGTTTTCATTTGCGCTCATACCTCCTGTAATTGAATTGCTCCCACCTGCAGATGATCCAACGGTGTTAGCGTGTGTATGACTTGCTAGTTCTGCCGTTGTTAAAAGATGCGTTTCTTCCCCTAACCATTGGCCCCTAGTGCGTGCGGTTTGCGCTGATCCAGATGGCAGACCAGTTCCGGAAGCGTTCAAGCCAGAACCTGTTCCGGCTCCCATCGGGAGACGGCCTCTAAGGTCGGGCAAGGTAAAATTTAGGCCTGCACCACCTGTGTAAGCAGATCCGCCATAGGTGTTACTGATGACTGCGTGTAGTGCTAAAAAGCTCGAACTACTGACACTACTGCCATCACACAAAAGATATCCAGTAGGTGCGCTGGCCCCTGCGTAGGGCATAAGTGCCCCAGTTGGCAAGCCTGTTGCTGCTGCTGGTGCTGTGCTTTGCCAAGTGGTTCCATTGCTCGTAAGTAGGTTGCCACTGCTACCAGGAGCAACAAAGCTTGGGGTGCTGGTTCCGTTACCAAGGATGACATTGTTTGCAGTTAAGGTGGTTAGTCCTGTGCCACCCTTAGCTACACCCACAGTCGCTAAGGTGGTGGTGATTGCTGTAGTACCAGACCCTGTGACATCACCTGACAATGTGATGGATTGATTAGCTGTTAGGTAGGTTGAGGTATCTAAAGTCCAAGTGTTTGCAGCAGTCTTTTTTAGCAGTCCTGATGTGCCAGCCAATCCTGCAATGGAATCCAGGTCAGCATCCCATGCCTGAACATTAGTGCCAATGACCAAACCTAAACTGGTTCTACCTGTGGCAGCTATTAGATTGGTTGACCCGCCATCCCACTGCAATCTTTGAGTGTATGCAGAATCCCAATTTGTTTGGCTTGAATTTGTTGGGATTGAATAGCCTGATGTTAAACTAAAAACCCCTGTCGTATTCGTGTAGGTCAAGCCTGTGGCTGTAGAACTCAGGTCAGTAAGTTTGATACCACCCAAACCAGCTAGGGTGTAAGTCGGAACATTCAATTTATTACTAACTAATGTTGCTGCACCTGAGGAACCAGTGGTGGTCAGACTGGTGATTCTATTGGTGTAAGCTGTTTGCCAATTGGTTTGACTTGAATTTGTTGGGATAGAATAGCCTGATGTTAAACTAAAAACCCCTGTGGTATTCGTGTAGGTCAAGCCTGTTGCTGTAGAACTCAGGTCAGTAAGTTTGATACCACCCAAACCAGCTAGGGTGTAAGTCGGAACATTCAATTTATTACTAACTAATGTTGCTGCACCTGAGGAACCAGTGGTGGTCAGACTGGTGATTCTATTGGTGTAAGCTGTTTGCCAATTGGTTTGACTTGAATTTGTTGGGATCGAGTAGCCAGCAGATAGGGTTACTGCTAAAGTTCCTGATGTCGTAATGGGTGTTCCTGAGACCGATAAGCCAGTAGGAACAGTCATCCCCACAGAAGTTACTGACCCAGATGCAGTTCCACTAGATGCTGCTGTGATTCTTCCTTGGGCATTTACAGTAATACTGGAGTTGGTATAGGATCCAGCCGTAACCGCTGTGGTATCAAGCTGGGAGTTAGTTACTGTTCCGGTGTGATCTGTGAAAGCCAAGGAAGAAACCAAAACATTAGCACTACCTGAAGCATTTCCTAAAAATATTTTACCATCGGCTGCATTAATACCCAGTTCCCCACTAACCAAAGTTGGGGTATTGGTTGCTGTGTAACTGCGCTTTGGTCGGATGGTGTTAGCCATTTTCAAAAAGTCCCGCCATCAATGCTTGGTGGTAGATCATTTAACTCTGACATTAGCACAGGAGTGCCATCAGATGCACCTACCCATATGCGTTTATCTGAAATATTTACCGCCAGTTCATAGGCCGCCAAAGAACTTGGAACGGCTGAAGCAGTCGTGCTGCGCTTGGGTCGAATGATGTTTGCTGTTGGGCTTGGGCTTGGGCTTGGACTTGGACTTGGACTGGGAGTCGGTGTTGGTGTTGGTGTTGGGGTAGGTGTCGGTGTAGGTGTTGGTGTTGGTGTAGGCGTTGGGGTGGGTGTTGGAGTAGGGGTAGATCCGCAAGCCCCTGCCGTTACTGTTGGTGGGGTTCCAGTACCGCCATAAGCAACAGACCAAGGGCCAGTTAAAGAATCCGCAGTATAAAAATCCGAATACGCCTCAGATATCGTGTACCTGGATTGCATATTGTTGTAGCCAATTTGGATTGTGCCACCAACTTTTTCCCAATATCCAGAACTAAAATACATGGTGGTTGGAGAAGATCCAGAATTATAACTGTAGGTTCCGTTAACTGCTGTATTGTCTGCACCAGCTACGCAGTAAGGATCTACTAAACAGGCTCCCTCTGTTAGCGTTGGTGCTGGTGATGTTCCATTGCCTGAAACAGTCCATCCAGTTAAAGGTGGTGTAGCACTCGAACTGCCTGTAGTATACCCTTCCGTACTGCCGTTAATAAAATACCATAGTTCATCACCATTATAAACAATCTTTATTGAAGCGTTGTCTGTTTTTCGATATTCACCCGCTGCATAATAATCATATGTCCCATTATAGGATGTTGTACCAGCACCAGAAACGCAATAACTTGGCATTAGAAAGACCCCCCATCTATATCCACACCACTAAGAGCGGTTGCGGAAAGGACTGTTGTTCCATTAATTTTGAATTCTTTTCCGCTAGCAAGGTTTACATGCTCAGAGAAATCCCATGAAGTGGTTGCAGAAGTGTATAAGATCGTGTGATCTGAGACTGACTTCAAGGTGATACCACCCCCATTAGCTGTGGACTCACTGGGTGTCGTTACTTTTCCAAGCTCGATATTTTTATCAGTAACCACTAAGGTGGAGGAGTTAATTGTTGTGGTGCTACCCTGAACTTCTAATGTTCCAGTCACCACCACATTTCCCGAAACTGTTCCACCTGAGTTAGGAAGATAACTAAGTGAAGGAATATCATTAGCTACTAAGGCGCGAAAAGTTGGAGTCGCAGCAGCTCCAGTAGTAGGGCCAGACCAGACATAGTTTGCCGTTTGGGTGGCCAAGGATAATGCAATCGTTCCTGATGTGGTTACTGGGGTGTTAGCTACAGAAAGTATGGATGTGGGCACCGATACACCTACAGAAGTTACTGTGCCGGATGCATAGGAATTGGTATCTAAAGTCCAAGTGTTGGCAGCCGTTTTTTTCAACAGGCCAGAAGTTCCAGCGATAGCACCAATTGCATCAAGATCTGCATCCCATGCCTGCACATCACTACCTATAGCTACCCCTAATGCGGTTCTTGCATTGGCTGCCGTCGAACTTCCTGTGCCACCATTAGCTACTGCAACAATCCCAGTTACATTAGATGCGGTACCTGTGGTATTTTGGTTTAAAACTGGGAATGTGCAATTTGTCAGAGTACCAGATGAGGGTGTTCCTAAAGCACCACCTGGGGCTACATAATCAGTGGCAGCAACAGCAGCACTCAGTGCCGTACCATTGCCTTTAATCAGTCCTGTGATGGATGTGCTGATGGTGATCGCTGGTGTGGATGTGGCTGTTGAAACAGTGCCTGCAAATCCATTTGCCGATACCACACTAACACTAGTTACTGTTCCACCTAACCCAGTCGCAGCTATGGTGAATGATGGATAAGTTCCGGTTACAGTGACCCCAGTGCCAGCCGTCAGGACTACAGTTTTATCGGAAATGAGGGAGCTGTACAAACTGTTGACAGCGTTGTCTCCAGAGTTACTCCCGCTTAAATTTGCCACTGCGGTATTAGCTAACATCGTGTTAGTGATTGCACCCGCTGCAATGGAAGTTGCTACACCTGAAGAAGTGACTACCCCAGTAAGATTAGGGATGGTGCCTGGTACAAAGTCTGGGCCACCGATTGCGATTACAGAACTGGCTGTGCCACTGACATCACCCAATCCGTAGTACAACACCCTACCCCCAGAAGTTTCATTAAATGCGAGTTCAGAACTTGCAAGTGTGGAAGGTGCGCCCACTGTAGAGCTTGACCTTCTTTTGATTCTTAGTGTCGTTGGCATAATCGATTCCTTTAAAAGTTTCCACCATCGAGACGGTTGCTATTAGTCCAAACACCCAAGCCTGATGAATATCGTAAAACATCCCCATCTGCAGCACTGACTATAAGCACATCGGTCAGGTCATCCAGTGGGCCATTGCTAGTGCCTGTTGCGCCTTGGGGTCCAACTGGACCAACTGGGCCAACATATCCAGGGCTAGAAACCTCTACTGCATTATTGGGGAATAGAACACTGATCCGGTTTGCCCCAGTATCCACCACTGCTACTTGACCACCAGACTGGGTGACCGCCACAGCATTGGATTCTTGGCTGACTAGAATGGTGTTGTTGATTTCGTTTACAGTTACGCTCATCGGGTTACCTCTGCCTTGACATAAAATCGACCTTCAATGAGTCGCGTCACTTTCCCGCTAGGTGCAGTGATTTCCAAATCATAGACATAAATGCCTGGAGTGATAGCAGACATAGTTAAAGCTGACAACTCGATGGTCAATGTGCCAGCAGCTCCATTGATGGTAATTGCTTCATTTAGGTTTGAAAGCGTTAAGATTGCAGTGGCACTTTCTGCGCTGGTGCGGACCTGCATTTTAGCGGTGTAGCCAGTCAGGTTAATGATGGCTTCTGCAGAGTCGGTATAGGTAATTATTCTTTCTAAGGTTGCGCCCTGCTCAGCGTAGATAGCATATTGTCCTGCTGGCATAATGACCCCCTTGAATAGATAATGACCACAGAGCATCCCATATCAGTTTGACTAAAAGTGCTACTACCTTCAGACCCAACAAAAAAGATTTCACTTCCCATTCTTTCGCTTCCTTGGCTGCATCAACCTAGCTTGGATCTGCCTGATCGTTACCCTGATTAAACTGGGCTCTATATCGCAGGGCTTTTCAATGATCTCGATAATTAGGAAACCATTGGAAACCACATACAATCCGGTGATGCCGTGGTAATGCCAGTGATTGTCCTTACCTAAGCTTACCCCAGCCTTGAGTGCATCTCCAAACAGTAGAGATTGAGTCCAGCTAGGATGCAATTCAAAGTGAATAACCATGGTTGAATCCTTTAGCTTGGGGGTGGGGTGGGTGAATAACCAGGTGTTTCTAGGTAATAAGATGTAGACGCATAACAAAAGTTGGTTCCGGTGCTTGGAGGGATTCCTGTCATTCGAAAAAGTTTCACCACTAAATTGCTTGTCAAACACCTCTGCACAACTGGATTCCATGAGTAGAAAAGCGAACCATCGGCAGGGCTTGTTGTTGGAAAATCTAGTCTGAATGTTGGTGCTGAAAGGTATTTTGATGTTGCTCCACCTGGAATATCAAACTGGTTCCAATTAGCGTATTTGAAACCTGCTTTGCTACCTAAACTGCTATAATCTGGAATCAGTTTTATTCGAATATAATTTTTAACATTAACTGCGGTGGTAAATTCCGATTCATAATTGTTGTAGCCTGCCACCTTATTCAAGGTAATTGTGTCTGGTAGTTCAGAAGTGTAATCGTTGGTTGTCCATCCTCTGGTTGGATAGGAACTGTTTAACCTACTTAAATAGGTTGAAGCGTTTTTGGTTAAGGTAAGTGTATTTGGCAAAACTAAAGAAGAGCTATCGTCGTTTGAGAATGTAATTGTTGCGCCATTTATTGGATTACGAACATAGTTATAATCAAACGAGTTAGCATAAGAACCAGTGTCTGTGGTGCCAACATAGCCAGAGAGAATATTTTCGTAAAGTCTTCCACCATAAGTAAGGCCATTTCGCAAGGTAAAGAAGTATCTTCTATCGCCATCGTTACTGTTCAAAAAACTTATTTTTATGTCATACCAAACAGCTCCTGAACTGACACTAACAGTTAGAACCACAGTTACAGACTGAAAAGGGGCAACTCCTGAACCTATACCAGTTACTAACCTTTTATTTGAGTAATACAAAATAGGTTTTACAAAAGTAGTAAAATCACCATAATTATCAGAATAATCAAGTTTTCCTACTGGCTTAAAATAAGGTATATCATAGCCACCTACTGGATATAAAACCCATTCGCTGTTCATCAGTGTTAATAAAGATGTTATTTCTGCGTCTTTAGTAGTGTCAGCAATTGTAGAGGCTTTGACAAATGTTTCAAAATCAATGGTCACAGATCTGGGATACTTGTCATGAAAAAGAATGTCGGTGTAACTATTTATTTGGATGGAATCTGGTTGCTGTCCATTAAAGTAAGGCTCATCGCAGCACTCAGGGACCCTTGCTTGTAGGGTGTAATCAGTTATAGTTTGGCCATTGCAAGTGAACAGATCACCTGCACTAGCAAACACGATTGGGGTTAAACTTAACGCATCTGCATAGGATGCAGCTAATCCGATAGTGCGCCCAGTTTTAAATAGATAATAAAAGCTATCTGTGTTTGTTCCGGTTGGAAGATTGTAAGATGGGAATCCCTTCACAAGCTTCACCGCTAAAGGCCTTCCAGAATTTATGGTCAGGTTGTAGTAAGCGTGAGTTGCTCCAAGTGTCCATAGTCCGGTTCCACTGCTGTAGGTCGTTAGCGAGTTTAAGGAGATAGATAGGCCACCTAGTATGACTTCCATTTCAAAACCTCCATCATTGTCGATTTTGTTAGCATCATGAGATTAGCCCATGGGATCTTATGCGAGCTAAAAGCAAGTTCACTTGGGTTGTCAGATCATCGATAGCCGTTTGCGTTGTCGATGCTGTGGTGGCTAAATTTGCACTGGATATGGTGTGCGCTGCCACATCCGTTACGGTAGCAAGTGGTGTTGCAAACTCCACCGCTGTTGCACCCGAGTTGACTTTCAAGAACTTACCACCTGCGCTAGTGTAGTTGGCAGGGAAATCAGTTGCGCCTTTTAGGGTAAGTGATCGCCAACCCTTCACCCCTGAGTTGGTTGTTGCATAATATTTGTCATTACCAGGCGTTGCCGTGTCGTTCAATAATTGCAGGGTGGTAAATACACTGGAATTATTTGGATTGCCTCCACCCACAATGCTATTGATGGTGGTGACATTGGGAGTTGCAAACACTAATGCGTTAGAATTTCCGCTGTTACCTAGATTACAAATGACGGATTTATAACTAGCACCTGAATAAGTGTTCGGTGTATCCGTCAGACCTAGAAAGTCTGCTGCCGTTGGTGCGCCAGAGAAGTTCGGGCCAAACTCTAAAGCATTCGCTGCTTCATTTACCATCACGATTCTTGAGGCATTACCCACAAAGCTTTTTGGAACCACATCCACTAAACCAAGAAAGTTCTTGAACACTGCGCCATCATAATCCGATGTGGTTAAGCTTGCAGTGGTCACTCCTATACCGCTGCCATCGGTATGACACACCACTCCAGTGACCACTTCAAAGGTGGAGCCTGGGCCAGAAGGGTTTACAGGTGGTAAACCTATCAGCACTCTTGGTTGTTCGGATGCGTTGTACCCAAAGATTGTGCCTAGATAAAAGCCCTTTCCTATGCTGGGGGCTGTCTGTGTTGAGGTTAACTTAGGTGTGAAAGTCGTGCAGGTAATGCCACCAGTTACCAAACCATTCACATCATTTTTACCCCACTGCATTAACCCTGCAGCATCCACCCCTGAGTTGATTGGATAGCAAGTGGTTGCCCCACCAATGATCCAAGCCTTGACTGTGCTGTCATAGGTGCAAGTGACTGTGGCAGGTACATAAGCCCAGATGAATGCAGGTGCATGATCTAAGGGAATATTATCATCGATATCTGCGCTAAAGTTTCCATCCTTGGATTTCTTCAGGAGTCTTAGGAGTTGCTTAGCTGTTTCAAATTCGAATGCTACTGGGTCAGCCATGTTAGAAGAATCCTAATCCTGGTAAGGTTGCAAAGTTGATGGTGCCGTAGATGGTGTCTGCGGTAAATCTTCTATAGATATTAGCACCACCGTTAGGAACTTTTTTCCCATTTCCATCTAAGCGAACTGGTTGCGTGATTTTTACCCCACCCTCAAAGATCGGTGCCCTCTCCCCATCATCTTTTTTTATCCGATATCCCATATCCAGTAAAAACATATCCCAACCAGCCACGCTATTATCCCAAGGGCTTATGCTGGTGTTAATCTCGATTTCATAGGTCAACCGCCAGTATTGAAAGCTACCTTCAAGAAGTAACTCGGTGTTGATATTTTTAATCTTTCCAGTCTTAGCTGGGATCGATAACACACACCCAGTGCCTGTGGTGAAAGTCACACTGGTAGAATTAACTTTTCCTATGTAGGTGGCTAGGGTGTAGCTGTTAATGCTCCTGACATTGCATCCAATGGAAAACACTGGCCTAAACTTTTCCACTGTAATGGGTGGTACAAAAGGATCGCCTGCACTATTATTAATATCCGGCACTATGTAAGGGAAACTGACAAAGTTTACTTTAAAATCTGGTGGCCTTAGGGTTGGGTTCGCTTCCCTGTCTGCGGGTTTCTGTCCAGTCTGCTGGGTTTCCACTTGGGGTGGTGGGGTGCTACCACCGCCAGAACCACCTGAGTTGCTCGATGCTGCATCAGGGTTGCTTGAATATTCAATCGTGACTTTCCAAGTTTGCGGGTCATCCTGTTCAGGGCTGATGTTTACATTTTGAGCATAGCTGTCATCATCACCAGGGAAAAGATCGCCAATCTGGGGGCAGTTAGGATGCCCATAAATGGCATCATAAATGTTAATATCCGTCTGCTCTAAGGTATTAGTATGAACAATGAAGGATCGCGAAAAAGTGTTCTGGTAGCTCTTATCCAGAGTTCCTTTACGCTCCTGCCATAACTCTTCAAATAGATCAATCGCCATGATGATTCCTAAGGGTTAAGGGCCACTGCAATGGCTTGGGGTCTTGGCATTGCTGCGGGTAGATTCTTAATAGCTTCTGCAATTTCTCTAGCAGCTTCTAACTGTTGGGCTTCTACCTCTGCAGCAGCTTCCATCAGTTGCCTGATTTCTTCCTGAACATTTTTACCTTTGCCCATCTCATCGACTTTGACTTGAAATTCTGCAGCCGATCCAGCTTGCACTGCACTAGCAAATTGCTGTGGACCGCCTAGGCCAGTAGCATCTTTGAGCTTCTTGATAGCTGCAGCAGAACCGATTGCAAAGGCTTTAAGTCCGTTTGGCCCTTGTGTTGGGTCTAGAAGTGCGCTCAGTTTCTTTAATTCATTCTGATAGATCTGTAAGGGTGTCAGGTTATCTGCTAAGAATTTTTCCCACTTGGGTGGTTCCTTCCTATTGATCTCATCATTTAGATCCTTAAAAGCATCATTTAAATTTTTGACTTTTGGTTCCAGCTTATCTAGGAGCTGATCCATCAATGGGAATAATTTTTCGTTTCCTTCATTTTTACTTTCATTAAATATTTTTGCCAGTCCTGGTATTTTTTCCATTCTTTCAATATTTCTAGCCCAGTCACCCTGGTCAACCCCTGGCTGAAGTCCAAAGGAATTAGCCTTGTAAAAATCAACCAGTTCCCTTAGCTCGCTTTTAGGCTTTTCCATTTGATTTGGATCCATCAGATTCTTAGGTGGTCCAAATTCAAGGGGCTTTGCTGCCTCTCTTTTTAAAATGTCTAGCTTGTTAATCTGATCATTGAAAAACTTTTCAACCTTATCAGTGCTGATGGGTACAACTGGCTTATCTTGCATCATTGCAAGTAGATCTCTTTTTGCACCCGAGCCAGGGGTTAACCCTGCTATATGTTTAAACCAATCTCCCCAGCTTTGACCTTGCAACCCTTTTAATTTCATTAGTGAATGGATCAATTCTTTCGTATTATTAAGCAGTTCAATCATTCCAATGGAAATTAGTTTGACCGATTCTAAAAGGGAGGAACCAAACTCTAAAGCAGCAATTTTTGCACTTTTCATAATCTCTTCAACATTAAATTCTTCCGCTTTACCTACCCAACCTTTAAAGAAATCATCCACCGAATTTCCAATGATCTTAAACACACTTGAAACGAATACACCAAACTTTAGAAAATAAGGTTTCAACTCATCCAGTTTGTTTCCAATGCTCTTGAAGGTTTGGGTGATCGTGTCAGAAAGTTTAACCAGACTAAACCCTTCCACAAAGTAACCACCGATCTTTTGGAACAAAGCTAGGAGGTTATTGCTGGCAGTCTGCCAGATACCATAAAAGCTATTAGCTGTTTTCGCAAATCCTTCAATGTGCTTTGGATCATTGGCTAGCATAGCGATTGCTGATGATGCTTCAGCCACTGACACAGTTCCAGCAGCTACAGCAGCTTTGGCTTCTGCCTCTGAAATCTGCATCCTCATAGCTAGTACACTGTAAGCGTTCACACCCTCTTCAGCTAATTTGTCCAAGGCTGCAGTGGTGGCAAACCCTTCACTGGCCATATCGCCAATCTTATCCACAATCAAAGCCATGATCTTTTCAGGATTTCCAAGGGCTATGCCAAGCTTGTTAAATTGACCAGTTAACACCTGCACAGAATTGGCATCAAACTTCAGGGCGGCTAATCGGGTGGCATGTTCAGCCAAGGTCTCAAAGCTAGCACTGGGGCCAGACTTCATGATATCTTGAAGACCTTGGGCCATGCCTGATACACCTGTTAAGGCACCTAACCGAATATCGACTTGCTGAAATTTAGCACCCGCATCAATAATGTCGGTCCCTAGTTTGGCAACTGCGCCAATGACATTACCTACACTGGTGAACATGCGGTCAAATACTGCGGTGAAAAAACCTATGCCCATCATGTCGGTGATTTTCATGCCACCACTAGATGCTGCAACCTTGGTGGGTGACTTAACCTTTTCCTTGGCTGTCTGACCCCTACCCGCTGCAGCATTGATTTTCTGTTCTGCATCTGCCAGTTTCTTTTCAGCCTTCTCTAATGCGGATAGTTCCTGTGCTAACTTAGCAGCAGCACCACTATCAATCATCATCTGCCTAGCTTGCTGATCCAGTTTCTTATTTAAGATGTCCGTTTCTGCAGACATCTTTTTAGCATTCAATACAAATGCTGCGGTGTTTTTATTCTCTGGAATCGGTGGTGGCTTGATCGGTAGGGGTGGGGGAATTCCCCTAGCCTTATTCTCAGCAGCAATTAACTTCTGTTCGATCTGCTCCAACCTGACCATTTCATCATGAAGCTTTTTAGTTGCCCCACTATCTACATTCATTTGTCTTGCTTGAAGTTCTAGAGCTTTGGATGCTAAGTCTGTCTTAGACTTTAGGTTGATTTGTTCCTGGACAAACTCAGGGGT